AAACTCAGAAGCAGACATACGACTAGAGAAAATGTTTACCAATCTAAAATCATGTTTCAATTGAATCTCATTTGCATTAATTTTCTGATCAGAATTAATACCATAACTGTCAGTGAAAGAATATACTTCATATGGAATATTAACTTTCTTACAGAACATAACCAGATTCATCAATTGCTTTACAGTATTCTCAATATGTTGAGTCATAGAACCAGACCAATCCAAGAACATGATCAGACCATGTGATTTGCCATTAGGTGTTACAGTGATCTTCTTGAAGATATCTTCATTGAACTTGTAAGAGAAAATCTTATCCATGTTCAAGTCACCTGTCTTAGCAGTAGATGCTTTCTTCATCTGATCTGCATTCTTACGTAGTTCAAACTCCTTGACCATATAAGATACAACTTTCATACTTTCCTTACGGAACTTTTGAAACCCTTCAGTGTCAACAAATTTATAACCGTAATATTCCATCCACTTTTTATCGATTTGAGATACATGTTCAGCATAAATCTTATATGTTTCTTTATAATCAATAATCATTGGTTCAACATTGATCTTAGGAAGATTCATATAGAAATAATTTTCATTTGATTCAGCAAACAGTTGAGATTCATTCTCTCTGTATGCATCATCAGTATGTGAACGAATGTCTTCTTCATCTACAGATGGTTTTCTGCCGCCTTTTTCATCGCTTTCTGAATCATTTTCATTAGGTTCATCACCTTCATCCTCTTCAGATTGGTTATCAGAGTTAGAGGAACCATCTTGATCCTCTTCTTCAGTTTCCTCACCATTTTGACCTTCTGAATTTTCGTCAGAATTTTCACTCTCTTCAGATTCTGTCTCCGGCCCGTTGTCCGAAACACCTTCTTCTTCGGGTTCTTCTCCCTTTTTACCCAGAATCTTTTCACCACCCTCGGACTGTTCCTCATCGGATTCATCATAATCAGCACCTTCTAGGTTTTCTAAGTCAAGTTCATTGAGTTCATCTTGGAGTTGTTTCTCCATTTCCTCTCTCATGAACTTGGTGATACGTTTTGTCAACTCAACAACTTCTTCATAAGTGTTAGTAGATTCAACTTCATCAAGAAGAACACGTTCCTCATCATTGAATTTGATGTTAAGACCTGCACCAACCTTGCAATGTAGGTTGATACGGTCAATGAAGTTCATGACATCAAGGTTTTTACCTTCAGTTGCAAAGAAATTCTTTGCAAACAATGCATTATATGCTTTAACAAAGGAATGACGAATACCTGGATACTTGTATTTGATCTTACGTTCAATACGAGAGTCCTCAACAACGTTAAGAACAGACATGTTAACATTGTCTTCACGTGCCTGACGCATTGCTTCAAATGGAGTATACAGTGCATGACCAACTTCATGACCCATAAACAAGTCATATGTCCAAGAATCAATCTTAGAATCAAGAACAGGAACAGTAAGAATGCGATTCTTAACATCAAATGATGCCGTAGATACATTTCTTTGCTCAATGTGCAAGTTCTCAGTTGCCATTAACTTAGCAAGAAGTGATTTTGTTTCAAGAAGTTGTGTCATAATGTAGATTTCCTCTTTGTTCTCTCAGTGTATGGTGATATTATACCATAGAAAATGGTAAAAGTCAATCATTTTTTCTACTTACAACAATAACATTACCTTTTACACCCATTTTCATTTCTGTAACAAGAACAGTTTCTTCATCCCAACCCAATTCTTCAATGAGTTCATCAGGAATAGTAATAAAATAAGATGGATCTAGTTCATTATCAATTTCTATTACACATTTATATGATTTTCCCATCACATATCATACCTTGGTTCATCAAGAATAAGAATCTTACCCTCATCCTTTGCCTTTTTCATCAAAGTTAACTCTTCTACGAAAGAATATAACTCATCCAGTGAAAGATCACCCAATGCAAGTTCCATTGCATAGTCATCATCTTGTTCTTCTAACCCATAAACTCTATCAAACATTATAATACCTCATTTTTACGACCAAGAGAAGCTGGATTCATGTCTTTTGTGACATAAACATAGTTTCCTTTGTGGAGTGGAGCAAGACATTGACCAACATGTTCAACAATCTTACGATCAGATTCAGATAATTTGTGGAAATCACGCATAATGCCTGATTTTGTGAGTGCGCCAGTAACACCCGTATCAAGAGATCGGTATTCTGGTGCAATTCTGTCACTGGGAATGGACAGGTTATAACTAGTCAAGGGTCTAAACTCTTGATTTCTAGAAACTTTTTGCTTTTGAACAACATTTTTGGGCTTGCGCTTAGGTTTGTACTTAGGAACGGCACAATAAATCATAATATAATCACCTTTTTTGAGTTTGTGATGTATATTATACCACACTCACCCAAAAATGTCAAGAAATTACTCAGTCAAAGTAGTAATCATTCTCTTTTTCGTAGTTTTTATACTCTTTTGCCTTGAATCTTGTTGTTGTTACGTTCTTAGCACGTTTAACTTCAACACTTTCATTGCTTTTCTTCTTGTGTTTTAGAAAAGTTCCACCAAATCCTTCATAATCTTCTTCATAAAGATGATTTTTATGAATATTTGCTAAGTTCTTTGCCACTTTATAGCTCCTGTTTCATGTTAATGCCTTTATTTTACTACCAGGCACGTTATGGTAGCATGTCAGGGAACGCTGCCTTGACAAATCCATAAGTTAATCCTTGAACACCTTGATCTTTCTTGAAAATCCCGATAACAACTTCTGCTTCACGAGGTTCAAGTGACTCAAGTAACTGAATCAATAGTTCATTTCGTTTTCTTGGAGTTAAACTTTCTGCGGTTCCATCGCCCATACGGAATAGGTATAGTTTCCTTAACTCAGTTCCCAACTGACAAACAGATATTCCTGGTTTGGTGTCAGGGACTTTGTAGTTTTGGGGCATTTCTGTTACTAACCATTGCCATGCAGGATGGTATGTTAGTTTAAGAGTATTGACTAGAGTTTGTGATAAGTTCTTTTGTATCACCAACATTCTTTCTTGATCTGTGTTTGCCATTTCAAATTCATCAAACACTTCATACATATTTTTATTAGACATTAAAATTCCTCAATCACTTCCATTAAGTTCATCAGTTTCTTTTCCATAAAGTAATTAACCAACTTATTCTTAGGTGATGGTTTTACTTCCTCATAGGTATTTATGATTTTTTCTTTTATATCAACAGGGATATGTTCTAGGTCAATCAGCATCTGATTTCTACTGAAACCTGTCTTAGCATAGTTGTCTTTCCACTCATTCCAATCCTCATTAAGAAGTTTGTCAAGAGTACCCTTAGTGATTGGTTTCTGTCTAAAATCATTTACAAAACAATCAGGTGGAGAAAATACGTTAGGAATACCATCTCCCTTATCACCACGGATAATCTTTTCCTTTAGTTCTTCATGTGGGTTCTCTGAAATGAGATATTTCTTCTGTGCTGGATTGTATTGCTTAATAGAATACTTTCCTGTGTTGTATTTCTGTAGTTGTAAGAAGTCACCATCACTAGAGAGAATAAGAACATTCTCATGTGCAACGTGTCTAGGTGCCAAAGTTCCGATAATATCATCTGCTTCAGCACGTTCAACATCAATGACCTTGTACGGGAAGTTTTCTTTTAGTTCTTCCTTAAATCTAGCAAGCATATCAAAAATAAGATGCCAATCTAGATCGGACTTATCACGTGTTTTCTTACGACCAGCTTTATAGAATGGGAAGACCTCTCTTCTCCAATACTTACGATTATCACAACACATAATAACTTCACCATATTCCTTACGGAAGTTCTTCATGTGTGTTCTAATAATGTTGAGGATCATATGTCTAATAAGATCCTCTTGTAGTTTGTTACTCTTCTGGTTGTTGATCTGTGCCATCAACCCAGAAATCAGAACCTGATTCAAATCAATCAATATCATTATATAACCTATATTTTAATGTAATTCAGTGGGTTTCATTGTTTTTACCACACCATCGTTAAATTCTTGTGATGTAGTGGTTTTCTTGTGGATAATACCATACCAACCAGATTCAATCAGATTGGACATATAAACTAATGGATCTGCTAAGATTGCTTCAAAATTGTCAAAGTGGACATTACCACATGGTAGATCTTTAACTAAGGTAATATGATACATATCTCCAAGTTTACTTCCACCTAGTGCAACACCATCATCAGAATATTCACCGCCCTCTATAGAAACCAATCCCTCTGCTTTTCCGGGTAAGAATGACAAACAATCATAACTCTTACCTTTCATATCTTCTAGTTCTAGTAACATGAATCCCTTCCCCTAGTTGTGGCTAATGAAGATCATTATACATCAAATCATGTCATGTGTCAAGTAGAATCTTTAAGTGGTTCCTGTGAACTCTTACCATAATCCAATGATTATAGAATTCATTTGGTTTGCGTAGAACATCTTGTACAAACTGTTCTCTTGCTTCCATATAGTTGCATTCACCCTTAGATAGACATAGGTGAATTATTTCTCTGGTGAATAGGTCTTTACCAAGTTCTTTTACATCATCTTTTAGATCTTGGTTAGATCCATAGTATGATTTCCAATCACTTTGTACTTTCATTCTCTTCTTCTTACCTTTTACCTGTTTGGTCTTGGTAGAATAAAAGAACTTCTTGCCTATATATTTTTTGTTGGTAGAAAGGTTGGTGATGATATAGATGAATCCATAATTCTCACTAACCAGATCTTCTGTAAATACTTCTTTATTATAAGTCCATTCTAATGCCATGATTCCTCATCCAATTCATCTTCACCTTCTATATAGTCGGTGTCAGATTCATCGGACAGGTCTTCAATTGGTTCACCGCAAAACGGACAGTATTCTGGAAATTCTTTAGATGATAACATCTCGTTATAATTCACTAAGAATACTGACTCACATTCATGACATTCTCCATTTATCGTTTTTATTATTGACATTTATTTCCCTAATGTTTAGTTTGCCCAAACATCACCCCAACTTCCAGATAAAGCACCTTTTGCATAGTCAGTAGCCCTATTCTCAAAAAAGTTGGTGTGTGTTGGCGCATTAATCATTTCCTCTACCCAGGGCAATGGGTTCCTTTTTACTTTAAAGATTCCTTTCAATCCCAGTGAGATCAAACGGCGATCTGCGATATAACGAATATATTTCTTAACATCCTCAGATGATAATTCTTCCATTGCACCAGTTGAGAATGCCAAGTCAATAAACTTATCTTCTAGTTCAACCATTCTTTCAGCAATAGCGTAAATCTTTGATTTCAGATCATCATTCCAAATCTCACGATTTTCTTCTATATAGGTTTTGAACAATTTGATCATTCCTTCTGTATGTTGGGTTTCATCCACAATAGACCAAGTAACGATTTGTCCCATTCCTTTCATCTTACCATGTCTAGGAAAGTTGAGAAGCATGATGAATGATGAGAATAACTGCATACCTTCAGTGAAAGCAGAAAAGACAGCAATATGGGTGGCAGTAGACTCAACAGTACCATTCTTAGAAGATATATCCATAACATAATCATGTTTCTCTTTCATCTCCGCA